CTAAAAAGTTTTCAATACCCTTTGGTTTTTTGGTAGACTTTTTATCGTCTTTCTTTTTCTGTTGGCCTTCTTCATAGTTCTCAATGAACTCAGCAATGTTATCATACAGTTCAAACTGCCTGTTACCACCACCCTCAGTTTCCAACATTTCAAATTCATCCAAAATACCAAGCTGTTCCGTAGATTTGTACTTCACATAGAGTTGTTTTTTCTCTTTCTGAATCCTACGTAAGAATGCATAATATATGATTTGAGTGAAATAGGCAAATGGATTCTTTGACTTAGTAGGATCAAAGTTCTCAAAGTACATGAGACAATTTTCAATACCATCTCCTATCATATCTTCTCTGTGAGGATAATTGATGAAGTTAGGTTTATGTGATAGTCCTTCGGCAATCTTCATCCAACATTCACCAATATAATTTGGTATTTCGGGTGTAGGTTTATTCGATTCACTGGCAATCTTACATTTCTCTTTGTAATCTGTAAGTGCCTTCAAGAAATCGGCGTTGTTTATATAATGTTTAGTTTTACTCATTTCAAATATACCATAAAAAGTTGTTGACAAAAGGCTTGACAAGTGATACAGTCTCGGTGTTCCCTATAATAAAATTATATTAATGGACCACTTGATTATTATTTAATTTCATGGATTCCATAATCTCCATAATTTCTTGGTCATTTAATTGGTCCAAATCATTTTTAGCTTCCATTAAGGATTTAATTTTTTGTACAGCATTAATATAATATTCCTTAAATTCATCTTCCGGTTCCAACATGGTAAGGACCGAATCTGGATGTAACATAGCCTCATTCTTTTTAATCAGTTGAATTGGCAACCAATGTGCAAGTTGCAATACACCTTGAGGTTCGTTGTTTCTAAAGTTGATATGTACCAACATTGGTTCAGAGATGCAGATACCATATTCTGTGTTTACACTTCCCACCAAATCGTCTCCATTCTTAAGTCTTACAATTTTAATATTGTTCATTTCTTAACTCCTATTTTATAGATTCTATATGGAAACTTTTCTTGGTTATAGATATCAGTTCTTTCAATGAAGTGTTTCAAAGTAAAGTTTAAGTGTTTTTTGTGTCTGAGGTCGTCTGCGATATCGTAGAGGGTAGCTCTGTCTTTTCCTTCTCCTTTTCTGAGTCCTCGGCCGATAGATTGGAGATTCCGAACACGAGACTTAGAAGGTGAAGCAAATATGATGTTATGTAAATTGCGAATATTAATCCCAGTACTAAAAGTACCATATGAAGCCACAATGATTGCATCGTTTTCTTCCTCCACTATTCGTCTAATATCTTCTCTTTCGGTTACATCAACATCACCATGAACAAAAAACACTTTTCTATTGCCAAGATTCTTAGTGTCCTTTATCATATTATAAAGGATTTGTCCATGTTTTTCAACCATTTGATACAGAATCAGTGTATTTTTGTTTAAAGATACCGCAAGATTACGAATAAATTTGTTTCTGTTCTCGTTTGAAATAAGAAATTCAATTTCTTCCTGGTATGTATAATCTCTGGCCAACTCGCAAATTTCATTATCATACTTCAATAGTAAGCATTTGATTTCAAAATCTGCAACCTTGTTGGTGTCAATCAGTTCTCTTGTGGTGATAACTTGTTTCACAGGACCAAACAGACCCTCAAGAACAAGTTTGTGTGTCTTGGTGCCGTCTAAAGTACCTGTTAGGCCAATACGATACTTGGTGTTGATACAAGAAGTTAATATGGTGGTCAAAGATTGTGCTTTAAATAGATGCGCTTCATCACCAATCACAAAATCAAACTGTGCGAAGTATTCTTTGTCCATCTTATACAAAGACTGCCACGTAGAAATGGTTACAGCTTTGTTTGTTGATTTTTCTTTGCCTTGATAAATTCGATGCACATTCTCTGGTACATCAAAGTCGTTGTTAGATGAGTAGTCTGCAAAGTCAGAGTATAACTGTTCAACCAAAGATGTTGTAGGAACAATAATCAGTCCTTTCAAGCCTTGATAGTCTAACAGTTGACGTATAATCATATAGATGATTAAGGACTTACCTGATGACGTTGGAGACAACAACAATCTTCTGTGTGATTGCATAGCATCAACGAACGCACTCAACTGGTGTTCATGCACATCCAGTTTTTTACCTTTAGAATGTAAATTTAATTCTTCTGCAAACTTCTTTGCGTGATACATCGAGAACTCCGACTCAACATCGGTGTTACCTGTATCGACTGTGTAACCACGGTCTTTTGCAAATTCTAAAATGTAATCTAGTAGACCAAGATAAATTTGACTTGTTGTTAAATTGAACAGTCTAATCTTGCCGTCCCATATACGATTCCTGAACGCAGGAACGAATTGATGACCAGGGACAAAGAATGTGAAGTACTCTGATAATTCTTTCGCCACATGTCGTTCACACTCGACCTTGGCGTATACTTGATTATCTTTACTTAATATGATATCAGACATAGCCTTCACTTCTTAAATAGTAATATAGTGACAGACACACAAGATATAAAACCACATAAAACAATGCTTTAGCTCTAAACATTGTTGAGGCAAACAACATTCCTAATATAAACGAAAGTAGGTTTAATGTGTGTACTGAAACTGAAAATAAATTATTGTCCACCTATAAATTTCTCCCAAGAAATAAAATCTCTTAGTTGCCATGTACGTTGTTTCAGTTCATTCATAATAGATTCAATGACTGATACACATTCTTCATGGTACACTTTCTTTTCCAGTAACTTGATAAGGTCTGCATCAGCCTCAAGATAACTGGCCATATCAGACTTCAGTACAAACTGAAACGGTTCCCAACCGTATTGATCCAGTTCTTCCTGTGATAGTTTGCCTGTATAGTATTCCATTTTGATCTTACGCATACGTAGATAATCAAAGTTTGCCTTCTTTACGGCAATCTTATGCTTGGTCAAAATGGTGAGATATTTGTTGTGGTACTTTGGAATTTTCAGTAGTTCTTTACCAGGCTCGGTCTGGTCAATATCTGAATCTGATTCCCAGTATTTTAAAATCTGTTCTAAATTTTCCATAATAAAATCAATAAGTTAACACTAAAAAAACATAATAACATAAACGATGTTAGAAAGCAAGCCTTATGTTAGAACTATGCCGAAACATAATCGTAGTATTCAAACATGAATGATGCATCACCAACAATTACAGTTTCAGAGCCTTCTGTAACATCAAATTTAATGTCAGAAAGTGAAATTGGGAATGTATTGTAGAAGTTAAAACGACCAATCGGATTGTTCAAATTAGATAACACGATAAGTGTGGCATCAGAGTAGTTAGATGTGTTTATAGTTTGTTGTTGTGTCAGTCTGTTTCGTTCACTAAACCCTGTTGGAGCCGCAAAAGAACGCATCCATTGGTGCAGATTCATCCAAGAACTCAAGTCACCATTCACGTTAAACGTAATTCTCAATGGGTTGTATGCAATCTTTGTGCTTGCCAAAGGTATGTCTAGAAAAGGAGTGTTCAGAGTGGCATTACCTGTACTAATACCAGGTAAATCCACAGACTGGCAAAAATATTGTGTATCTGGTATTCTACTGAACGACAAAAGAAACTTTGACGGCTGTAAATAACCAGTATTTTCTGGTGTTCTGTCTAATGCTGACATTCAATTCTCCTTATTCAATATTTAGGAAGCAAAAAAAAGGGACCCGAAGGTCCCTTTTAAATACCCTTCTTGCGCGGGTTTCTTGATTACATCAAGTTTTTCACACCAAAGATACGGTAGTACACGTTTGAACGTGCGTTGATAATACCGTTGCCTTGTGTCAAGCCTTGTGCAAATGGGTTTGCAACCATGCCATAACGAGTCTTGAAACCAATTTTTGGTTGGAATGTGAACTGGTCAACTGCACGAACCATTTGTAGAGGAACGTATGGGCAGTAGAACAAACCAGCGTCATAAGGTGAAGAACCTTTGTAACCAACTGTTACCAATTCTTGGTTAGATGTGTAACCACCGAAGT